TCTTGATGTGCGTTAAAATGATGGACACTGCGAGTGTTAGGAAGGTGCTTGACACATTTTCCAATACTATGGAGAGCACCAATGCTGGTGATTGGTACATCCAGGATAATTGGGGAAAGGAATGAACAAAGCTCTTAAAGAGCACCATCGTCAAACTCGTCAAACTCCTGCGATGAAAACAACGGATGGGATCAACCGAGCTGCGACTGCTGAGAATGCACGTAGGTGGGCTGATGTTGAGGACAAGCTAGCCCTTTGCAGCGACTTACTTCTGATGCAGGACGTACGTGCCACATTGACAACTGATGAAGGTGAGCGCAACTGTCTTCGGCTTGAACGGAAACTAGAGAAGCTGCTCAGAAAGGATTATTGGGGAAAGTAATGAAAAAGTTTTTGTGCATTTTTCTTGTGTGTCTGATCTTGTCCAGCTGTACCTTTAAGTGGAAGCGTCCGGATAAGGAGGATGGATTGGAGATTTATAAAATCATTGCAACTCTAATTAAATAGTTTTACTTTTTGTTAATTCCCCAGTAAGGTAAAATTCTCTCCGAAGCTCCTTGCGAAGCCCCAATCTAAATCCCTCCCTGGATTGGGGCTTTTCTTTTTATTCTTTTTCAGCGATAGTAACCTTATTGTTCAGTTTGCCACTGTAAATAAGGCACTTGGGAGAAAATTTATCATGCCAGAGACTAAGAAAAAGAAACGTGGGCGTCCACGCAAGCCACCAGAGCCTAAAGTACAGGTGCAGCGGCCAGTTGATGATAGTCCGCACAACTCCCATATGAAGTGGGATGGCAAGGTCAGTGATCAAGTAAACTTTGATGGTAGGTTCAAAAGTGTTGAGCCATTAAAGAACCAGCAGCCAGCTCGCAAAAGTGTGTACAAATGGAACCATCGTGCATTGGTGAACTGGATCATGGGCCAAGCTGATCCAGCAGGTTTCTTGGCTTCAGTGATGGCTGGTGCTGCGATCTTCCCAGTCTACGCGCAAGATGAATCAGGGAATGTTCAGCATGTTGGGAAGATTTCTGCCGATCCGGAGTTACGAGTTCTGGCAGCTAAAACTCTTCTGGGCAAATGTGTTCCTGATTTAAAAGCTGTTGAAATTAATCAAACAGTTGAGGAACGAAAAATTATAGACATAACGGCATTGAGCAACGATGACCTCACCACAATTGAACGAGTTCTTGAACACGCTGTCATTGGCAGAGATCAGAGCGGAGAAGATGCGCAGATCCCTGAAGCAGTTCATTCAGGAGTCTTGGAAGATAATCGAGCCAGGACGTAAATTTTACGACAACTGGCACATTGATGCAATTTGCGAATATCTTCAGGCTGTTGTTGAAGGTGATGTTCGCCGGCTGATCATAAACATTCCTCCTCGGCACATGAAATCAATTACTGCGGCTGTGTGCCTTCCTGCATGGACTTGGACTCGTGATCCTTCTAAGCGTTTTCTTTTTGCATCTTATGCCAATTCTCTTTCCATTCGTGATTCAGTTAAGTCCCGTCGCCTTCTGGATTCGTTGTGGTACAAAGAACATTTTGGCAATCAATTTAGTTTGACCACTGATCAGAATCAAAAGCAGCGTTATGACAATGATAAAACAGGTTATCGAATAGCAACCTCGGTAGATGGAGCTCTGACTGGAGAGGGTGGTGATATAATAGTCATTGATGATCCGCACAACGTCCGTGAAGCAGAGAGCTCCACAGTTCGTGAAGGTGTGTTGGAGTGGTGGGACCAAGCCATGCAGACCCGTCTTAATGATCCTAAGACAGGTTCATTCGTGATCATTATGCAGCGAGTTCATGAAGCAGATTTGACAGGCCATATTTTAAATAATGATGTTGCGAATGAGTGGCACCATTTATGTTTGCCAGCACGTTATGAACCTGATCATCCTTCAATAACTTCTGGTGTGGCGAAAAATATTGATCCGAGGAAAGAGCGTGGAGAATTACTTTGGCCAGACAGAGTTGATGAAAGAACACTTGAGAGTTTGGAAAGATCTCTGGGAGAATATGCAGCAGCTGGTCAGCTTCAGCAGAGGCCGATGCCACGTGGTGGAACAATTCTAAAGAGCAAGTGGTGGAGAGCTTGGGAGCAGGAGAAACTCCCAGACATTGAATATGTCATTCAGTCTTGGGACACTGCTTACTCAACCAAAGAACGTACGAGTTATTCTGCGCGCACAACGTGGGGTGTGTTTATGCGGGAGAATTCCTGGAATGCAATTGTTATTGATTGCTGGTATGATCGAGTTAGTTATCCTGATCTGCGTCGTGAAGCACAAGATGCTTATAAAGAGTATCAACCAGATGCAGTGCTCATAGAGAAAAAGGCCAGTGGCCAAAGTTTAATACAGGATCTGCGCATGGCAGGGATCCCAGTTCTTGAGTATATGCCAGATAGAGATAAAGAAGCTCGTGCCCATGCAGCGTCTGCTTTACTTGAAGATGGAAGAATTTGGTTTCCTTCTGACCGAAAATGGGCTAAAGATTTAATAAGTATTTGTGCAGCCTTTCCAGCTGGGGAAAACGACGATATAGTTGATACTTGCACACAGGCTTGGCTAAGGCTTAGAAAAGGCTGGTTCTTAACGCACTCTGGAGACTGGGAGGAAGAACAAGAACCTCCAAGGCAGAAGGTAGCTTTGTATGGCTAGAGATCCCTCTACTGTTATTCCGTTTTCCACAGGCATCCCTGATGATGGCTTACAAGTTGAAGAATTGTCCGATGGGAATGTTCTCGTTGGAGCTGTTGATTCTTCAGAGGAGGAACAAGATAGTTCCTTTGATGAGAATCTAGTTGAACAAATAAGTTTGCGCGCATTAAACAGTGCAGCATCTGAACTTATAGATTTTTTCAGCTCAGACAAAGCTGGTCGTGCTGAATGGGATCAGAGATACAAAGATGGCCTGAAGACTCTTGACATTGATGGCAATCTGGTTGACGATGAAGAGAACAGAGCCGTCCGTGGTTTAAGTCAGGTTGTTCATCCTTTAATTGCAGAAGCAGCCACACAGTTTCAAGCACGTGCAATTGCCGAGTTATTTCCGCCAGATGGTCCAGTGCGCACAGTCATCGTTGGTGAAGCCACTGATGAACTTGAGCAGCAGGCAACACGTGTCAAAGAATATATGAACTATCAGATCACAGAGGAAATGCCAGAGTACTTTCCTGATCTGGACAAAATGCTTTTCCACCTACCCTTGGTGGGGCAGACCTTTAAGAAAGTTTGGTATGATCCGTCAATGGATCGCTTGACTGCTAGGTTTGTTCAGGCAGAAGATTTTATTGTTTCTCCAGACAGCACAGATCTTCAGACATCTCCACGTTATACTCAAATCATTAAGCTTGCACGCAATGATTATAATCGTTTTGTTCAGGCAGGATATTATGAGGCTCTTGATTCTTACACAGGTAGCGGAGACTTAGAAGATTCAAGCACAGTTGAAAAGATTGAAGGAATTTCTGCTTACGATGCAGAGCGTGATGATAAGACTGTGGTGCTTCTTGAGATGCACACTTATTACATGTTCGATGATATTGATGGGGCAGATCCCAAAGATGATAATGCCGTAGCATTGCCATATGTAATAACGATTGAGCAGAACACTGAGAAAATTGTTTCCATTCGTCGCAACTGGCATGAGGACGATGAGAAGCAGGAGAAGCGTGAATGGTTTGTTGAATACAAGTTCCTTCCTGGCCTAGGATTTTATGGCTTTGGCCTGTATCATATTATTGGTGGGCTAGGCAAGGTTGCCACAGGTTCTTTGCGAGCATTGCTTGATTCCGCAGCATTCTCTAACATGCAAGGTGGTTTTAAGCTCAAGGGTCGTGTTCCTGGAGGCGAGATGGACATTGCTCCTGGGGAATTCGTTGATCTTGATGCGACAGTTGATGATGTCAAAAAAGCTGTCATGCCTTTGCCATTCAAAGAACCTTCTGGAACACTTTTTCAGCTCTTAGGATTCATTGTTGAAACTGGGCAGAGATTTGCTGCAATTGCTGATTTGAATGTTGGAGAGGCAAATAACAACGCTCCAGTAGGCACAACGATTGCCCTGCTTGAACAGGGATCAAAAGTTTTCAGTGCAATACACAAACGATTGCATAATGCTCAGGCGAAAGAATTTAAGCTCATGGTTGAGCTCAATTCGATTCATCTTCCAGAGGAAGTAGAATTTGCTACTTCCGGAGTGAGCAATACTTTATATAGTGCAGATTTTGATAAACGTATTGATGTGGTTCCTGTTTCAGATCCAAACATCTTTAGTTCAACTCAACGCATAGCACAGGCTCAAGCGATATTGCAGATGGCTAATTCTGCTCCAGAATTACATGATATGTATGAGGCTTATAAACGAATGTATGAGGCGATACGTATTCAGAATGTTGATGAAATTCTGGTTGAGCCTATTGAAGCAGCGCACTTGGATCCAGTTGATGAAAATATGGCATTGTTATTTGGCAAACCAATTAAGGCATTCAATGATCAGAATCATGAAGCGCATATCACTGTCCATCTGCAATTCATGAGTGATCCATCGCTGGGTGGCAATCCTGCAGCACAGAAGACCATTGGCCCAGTGTTGGTGGCGCACATTGCAGAGCATGTGGCGTTACTTTATCGTCTCCGCATGGAAGGTGCCATGGGCTTAGAGATGCCAGAGCTGCCAGATATGCGTGATCGCAAATTCATGTTTAAAGATATTCCGTCAGAACTTGATAATGCTATTGCTGAAAAGGCTGCGCAGGTGGTTCAACAAGCACCTCAGATGAAACCAATCCCAGGATTGCAACAGGCGGGTGGACAACAGCAGCAGAATCCATTCGAGTATGCAAAACAGTTAGCGCAACTTGAAGCAGAAGCCTTGAAGCTCCGCACTCAGACTGAGATTGAAGCAGATCAGGCCAAGGCAAAATCTGATATGGCTATTGATCAGGCCAAGGCACAGCAACAGATTCAGGCTCAGATGGCTAAGATGCAGGCAGATCTTGAAGGAAAGATTGCCAAGCTCCAAGCT